ATCCCCACGCACTCCAAGTTTCATACCTGGTGGCCACTTGGGCCTGCACGATCAGATTTGTTTCAGGGTCTATAAACACCTGTACTAGTAATTTCCTGTTTGCCGATACTAACGGTATGTAGGTGTAGACCTTTGGCTTTTCGCTCACCGGTGGTTCCACCAGGCTAAGAGTATGCAGGTCACGCCTACGCCCATGCCAAAGCCAAAAAGGCTTGACCACCAAAAAACAGCATCGGTGCTCATAACAGTGCCATCTTGCCCAAATGGGTAATTTCGCAAACCATCATGGCTGAGCCTGCTGTTGAGATGCGTGTTTCGCCTGTGTCTCGTATGTAGCCAAGTGCCCTTAGTTCACTGCAGCGCTTCCAATAGCAACAGCGTGGCTTCAGAGCCAGTCCAGAGGCCATACCAGCCTGTTCATCGGTCATTGCGTTGTATTGGTAGTAAGACAGCAAAAGCATTGCCTGAGAGGCTCTGCGTGGCGCTACGGCCTTGCCACCTTTTTTGCTCGTAATTGGGTCGCAATCACGGAATAACGGTAAATCATCAAAAAGCATGTCGGTGCTCCCTCTTGTAGTTGGTTTTGTCACCATAGCAAAAACAAATTGCTATTGGTGGATACCTACGGTTTTGCTGGTTTTGGCAAGGCTCGCCACGCTGCCTCAAGGGCTTTAGCGTCTTTGGCCATGTCCATCTCAAGCTCATAGTGCAACCAGCAACCACCTGTACCGGCGCTTTCCTCAGCGTTGGCATAGACCTTTACGCCTTTTACGCCTTCGCCCCTAGAACAGCGATAGCCACGGCCAAACTCGCCATATTTGTAGTCATGCAGCTCGACAAGGCCGATGGCCTCGGAATGTTCGATTAGCCAATCCCACAGTTCTTTTGCATCGGCACGCCCTGCGCGTGTCGGTGGATACCCCACATCACCAGCAACTCCGAGGCTGTGCACAGACAAGGTTTTTTTGCCTCGCATGTTGCGCACTACCCATGTGCCCAGATTGGTAAATGAGGGGTAGCGCCGTTTGCATAGATCCATGAACTTTTCGGTGCCTGGCAGTTTGCTTTTGCCTGGTTCGGTCACTGGATAGTAGGGGTATTTGCGTGTCATGGTGTTGGCGGGTCTTTAGGACGGTCTTTGAGGCCGTTGCCTGCGAGTACACCGATAAGGCCACCTGCGAGGGTCATGAGCATTGGGGAGAGCACTGCCCATGCTTCAGCATCGTTGGGTGCTTGCTCGATGGGTTGCACTACGAACAGCAGGCCGTAGAGCAGTGCACCGATTGACATGACGAATGCCACGGTTAGCCCTACGGCTACGGTCATGATGATGCGAGCCTTGATTTGTTCGTTGGTCATTTTTTCAGCCACAACGGTCTCCTCCAATTTGGTTGGTTGGTTGAACTGTAAGTGCTTTGTTTTTGGTGCGTTCGCAATTTACTCGTGTACGGTCTGAGCAGGCTGTGAGGGTGATGGCGAGCAGGCTAATCAGGGCTAGGCGTTTCATCTTGCACCTAAATCAAACAGTGCAAAGTTGCATTCAAAAGTCGCAGTATCGGCGTAATTGTTTACATTGTTTGTGCCTGCTTTGCTCATCTGAATTTTGATGGTGTGGCTGGCCGATGTGGTTGTAAAAAAATATTGACCAGGGCTTGAGTCAATGACATTCAAGGTGGTGAAGTTTCTACGGTTTTGCCACACTGCTGTTCCGTCAAGCACTATTAGTTGATTTGATGAGTCGCCTGCGCTGCCGTATGGGTTTAGGTTGAACTGTGCCATATACACACGGCCTGCTATGGCTGTCCAAGTGATTGACAGACCTGTTATGTCTGTGGCTGTGTTAATTCCTGTTTGCGCTGTAGTGCCTGATTTGTAATCGACTACGCCAAAGGGAAAATTATTAGCCTGTGCAGCTGTGTATACAGCCCCAGTAACAAAAGTTGTGTTCAAAGCCATGTCAGTATCCTAATCTGTTGTTATCGAGCTTGCCGAACACCGTGTTATCCAGTATCAGGTAGGCGTTGAGGTCTGCACCCGACACAAAATAAGTGTATAAAGCGCCAGCAGGAGTAGCCGACACCTTCACACCCTCAATCAAACATTGGTAAGTAGTGCCACGGAAAGTCACACCAACCTGTGTACCAGCCGACAAAATAATCGAACTAGAAGCACCAATGCTGTCCAACTGAAAATCAGCCTGAGCTTCAGCACTACAAGTAAAAGAACTAATAGCGAAACGCGCAGTGCCGTAGTTACCCAGCAAATAGTTGCCGTAATCAGTGGCCTGACTTGTGCTCGCATTGAGCGTGTTTGTTTGATACGCCCGATACGGAACAACAGCGCCCGACTTCGTGACAGTCGCAGCTCCAAAAGATTCAGGTGTGACCGTTACCTGTGTATAGAAGTTGTCGGCCAGGCTGTCAAAGTTGATTTGGTTGTAAACCTGATTAGTCGAGTTATTAGCCACATCAGAAAAGTTGATTGTGCTCACATTTGAGTTGAACGGACTTACAAGGGTTGTGGCGTTACCAAACTCCCTAATGCGTGCATTGGTGGTCTGACAGACTCTTGCCACCCAGTCGCCCCAAGTGCTACTAACCGTGGTTGCAGCCATGGCTGGTGAACCAGTAGTGCCAGTCCACGAAAGCGTTAAACCTGTCTGTGTGTTTGCAGCAGTCAATTGGTTAGCAACCGTGTCGGCTGCCATTGCATAATTATTGCCCTGCATACGGCCAAAACGAGCAAAACCACCTTCGATGTTTATTGTCAAATAGTCAGCTTGACCAACCCCACCGGCATAGGGAATGCCGTATTGCGCCGTAACATCAGAAACAAAACCAACCCAAATAATGCGTGGCGTACCCACACCAGTTGTGTTTTCAATTTTGATGTATGTACCAGCAACTAAGGCAGTGATAGGTGACGCATAGCCTGTTGGATAGCGCATCTCAATAGTGCCAACACCCGACTTCACCTGATCTAACTGTGCCTGCCTACCAATGCTGAATTGAATGTTTTGCACATTCGTTAGGGCAGTCCAGCCGACACCGACAGGGTCTGTCGAGTAGTAAGCCGTGTAGGTCTGTAAAGCCATGGCTAAAAAATGTTGCTCACACGAATAGGCACAGAACCGTTCTGGCGCATGTAGGTACGCAAAGCATTGACCACGCTTTGTGGGTCGCCACCGTTCACATGGATAGTCACATTGTTGCCACCCATCTGGCCCATGCGATCTAATGGGATTACAGCCTCGGGGCCTTTCTCACCGATCATGGCTAGGGTCGCGCTCGTGACGATGCCACCCTCAGCGAGCATTGGAATGTTAGGCACATCGAAGCCCTTGCCACCGAGGCCAGGCACCCAGCTCGGAACCTTGAACGAAAGTTTGCCGATGGTATTATTCCAGAGGCTTGCGATGCCATTGAAAATGCCTTTGTAAAAGCCGTAGAGCGTTTCAAAATAGCCTTTGATTACACCGATACTGACCGATACAACTGTTTGTATAACACTAAAAACGCTGTCCACAATGTTACGGAATCCCTCAAACTTTTTGTATGCAAGCACAAGGCCAGCAATCAATGCAACTATGGCAATGACCACAAGTGAGATTGGGTTGAGAGACATGACTAGGTTGAACGCTGCAGTGGCCACTGTGGCTGCGATGGTGTATGCAGCCTGCAGTTTCAGGTAGGCGTTGTACGCAAGAATGATGCCAGCAAGGGTGCCGATGACACCAGCCACAGCCAAAAATGCTGTGGTGTTTTCACTAGCAAAATTGCCTAGCGCAGCCAATACCGGCAGTACAGCCTGGATTGCTGGCATGAGTGCAGCGCCGATTGATTCTTTGGTTTCTTGCAGGCTGATGCTGAGGCGCTTGAATTGACCCTGGGCAGTGTTTGCAGCTGTCGATGCTGCACCACCTGTGGCTGTGCCGATGGCATACATAACATCTTCAAACGATGCGCCGTCCTCGATCATCTGTCGGTACTCGGGTGCCAACTTGGCTAGGGCTTTGAGGTTGCCACCGTAGGCCTTTTCTAAGGTTTTTGTGACTGTCGCTAGTGGTACGCCTTTTTGCGCTGCAATGTCCATTGCTGCACTTGCCAATTCTTGCGCATGGCTGACCGAGCCTGTAGCGCGCACAAGGCCAGCCAAAGCAGGGCGTAGCTCATCATCGGTTACGCCTAGCAACCTGCCTTGTGCAGAAATAAAATCCTCAACACCAGCAACCTGTGCATCGGTTGCGCCAGTGGTTGCTTTGAGTTGGCGTGACAATTCAGCTTGCGATGCAGCGTCCTCGATTGCTGCCTTTGTAGCGTCACCGAGGGCAACAGCTAAACCAGCCACAGCTGCAGCTGCAGGTAGCGCTGCTTTCTTTAGGGCAAAGTTGGCTTTAGCGCCTACGGTCTCGAGGCTGTTGAACTCCTTGATGGCTTTGTCAATGCCTTTAGAGTTGAACTCTGAAACGATGGGAATGTAAACAGCCATTATTTGCCTAGCGTTCTGTTCACCTGGTTGAGCACTTGCTCAATGGCTTGCAAAATGTCTTTGGTGGCTTGGCCTTGAATGTAATCAATATCACGCCACATGCCACGCTGGGCAGGGCCGTAAGCCGTGGTCAGGTACTCAGAGAATTGACCTTGATCGCCGCGCAGGCCTGCCATGTCAAAGATTGCACCGGCAGCATCTTTCTGAATAATTGTTACTAAAGGATATGAGCCACGCTGAATACGGCCACCAACCTGAATGGTTACACCCTTACGCACTTTGACAG